CGGAATTCCACTGGTTTTTACAATTTTTATCAGACTAACTTCCACTTCTACTAGCGGTGGAACTTAGTTTGCGAATTTAGCAAATTAAACTTAGCTGCAATTTGTAATCCTAAACGGCAAATTCGTCCAAATCTTCCATTCTGCAACAAGCAGTATAATATTTTTCGACACACTCAGGATTAAGAAAACAGCAAGTATAAAACCAAGAATATTCGTCCGTGATGGGGATTTTCACTTCTAAAATGAGGATTAAAAACACATCCTACACCGTGTAATAGTGTAATTCTTCGAAAGTTGTAAGGTGAACTGTTTCAATTTGGGGGAGTTTGGGTTCAGCTTTGAAATTTTGACTGCTTTCGTTGTTCTGGTTTAATTTTCCATAAAATCTCCTTTGCCTTATTGGTGTGTCCATCATAACTCTCTATAGGGGAAGAGTCAAGCACTTTTTCACGAAAACCCCAACGACTTGAAATCGCTGGGGTTAAGGGGCTAGAGTTGGTTAGTTATTGGACTGCTGGGTGAGGTGTGGACATTATAACTCAAAATGTGAGAAAAAGCTGGAACCCCTTGATATAGCCGTTTTTTGTCCCTTAATGATAAATTTTAAGAACTTTTTAGGAACTTTGTAGATTCTCAATGGCTTTTTCATAAAAGGAAGTCGCCTTTTTCTTATTGTCTTTGGATAGGTGGCTATAGATGTCCATAGTCATAGAAAGTTTTGCATGGCCTAGCCGTGTTTGGATTTCTTTGTAAGGAAGTCCTGCATTGAGCAATAGACTAGCGTGGGTGTGTCGAAAAGCGTGGAAACTTAAACGAGGACATCCAGCCAGTTTTAAATGCTTTTCTAGTCTAAATCGGAGCGCTCCAGCTTCTCTATAATTGTCAAAGGTATCAGAGAACACTTTTTCAAAAGTTACCCCTATTTCCCTACCTATTTGGGATTGTCTTGCTTTATAGAGCCGAAGCATGAGTACCGTTTTGGTATCCAATGCTATTTCTCTAATGCTACTTTTACTTTTAGGGCTAGTGATTTCCTTGAGGGTGTTTAAAGTCTTGGTAACTGAAATGCTACCGTTCTGTAGGTCGATATCAGACCATTTCAAGGCTAGACACTCACGAATACGCAAACCAGTCGCTAGAAGTGTCTTATATAACACCGTATCGGAGAAATTTTTATAAGTGTTTGGCAACTGATCCAGATAATCTAAGAATTTTTTCAAATTGTCATCATCCAGATATTTCAGTTTTTTCCCTTCTTTGGGTTTGCGCCGTGGGACGATGATATCACTAGCTGGATTTGAAGCAATGACTTGCAAGGAAACGGCATAGGATAATATGCGTTTATTTAGGGCATGGAGTTGGTTATATTGCTGATAACCTTTTCCTAGTTGATTGTAATCTATTGCCCACTGGTTTACCTGGTGCTGAATGATTGGGGGCGTCAATTTATCCAGTTTGTAGTCTCCAAAGGCTGGTAGGAGATACTTTTTTATGTTGTTTTTTGCGCCTATGAGGGTGCTGTGTTTGACTGTATGGCAATAATTTTCTAGCCAGAGGTTCGTCAATTCCTGATAGGTGGTAACATTAACGGTTTTTGTGACTGTTGAGCCGTTTTTTTCAAATTCTACCTTGGCTTGGATAGCCTTGCTTTTGAGTCTGTTCTTGGTTCTGTCTGAAATAGTTGTCTTGACTTTCTTACCTGTTACGGTATCAATACCAAGATAAACGCTGGAACGGTAAACTACGGATCCATCTTTCTTTTTGTACTCTGTAATCTTCATGGTTTTACTCCTTTTCCATCAGCAGGCAAGCAATTAGAAAAGGTTTTGAGTTTATACCATGCGAGGGGCTACGAGAACCCCCTTATTTTCGATTTTAAGCAGTCGGACGGTAAATTGTACCAGAATAGAAAACAAGGCAGATATGGGGCTTATATGGGGTTTGAAAAGATAGAAAAAAGTGTACCAACTAAAAAGCTGATACACTTATTTTCTTGTTGTAACCCTGACCTATATAGAGATACAGGTATAGAGCAGTGTAACCCATAGGGTTTCTTTTACGATTGGAAAATATGAGATCACTTTTTAGAAATTTTTACAAGTGTTTCTAAAAAAAGTTTGAAACACATTGATATGTCTTGTTATTCCTTTAGTTCTTGCTTTAATTCATCTAAAGGATAGTTCATTTCATTGGCTAATAATTCTAAATCTTCTACATAATTCTTACAATGTTTTTTTATAGAATATGAGATATAAACATCTAGATTTATTTTAGCCATTTTATTGTCGAAATAATCTAATATTTTTGATAATGTATAAAGGTCGCTTTGCCCCAAACCTATACGATACTGAGCAGGTGTTATCTCTACTTTATTGTGAAATGTTTTGTTATAGCGTATCTTATAGATAGTTGACTTAAAATTAAATATTCTTCCGCTATGAGCAGCTCTATTTCTAAAACTATTTACAACATAAAGAGTATCTTTAAAAAGGGATCTCAAATTGTCTGTTACATCTGAAATATCAATGCCGTAGCAAATTGAAATAACTTTATCCTTTTGAGGGCCTTTCAGGAGTTTGAAGATATATTTTAGGTTTCCGAAGGTGCTTTCCTTTAGTAAAATCCAAGGCGGAATATGGCCGTGGTTAGTTCTATAATGATTTAAAGGCTCTATATTTCTGTTCTCAAGATGAAATAATTTGTTAAGAAGTATAGCTCGTTCATTAGTTGGCTGGCTGTCGCTCCAAATAGTATCTCCTTGTCGAAAATTTTTATAATATAAATACTGACGTTGTTCTACACCGAAGTCCTCAGCAAGTGTATAAGCTATGGCGGTTCTGAGTGATAATTCTATCTCTAGTGAAGCTTGAATAACACCATTTCGAATACTTTTATCGAGTTCATATAGAGCAGTCAAGTGTTCAAAAGTAGCACCTGGCTTATACTGTTCTCTAGTACTACTGTCTTCTAACAAGAACATTTTGTATCCATTTACTACTTCGTAGTAACCGTAGTTCATCAATACTCTTTTTGCTTTGTCTTCATCTAGAAAAAGTAGATTTCTAGATTTTAAGATATCTATTTGTTTTGTTTCATCTGCAAAAGGTTTCATCAATTCCTCTTTCTACAACGCAAAAGGGCCTCACAAAGTGAAGCCCTTTTGGTGTGATGCTAAGCGCATCTATTCATCGATTACGTTAATTATAAGGGCTTTTTTATATCTTGTCAAGTATTTAATTAAAAAAATTTTTAAAATTTCCGATAGAATCCATTCCCATTTTAGAGTTAGAAGTTTGGTTTTAGATAATTTTTTCAAAAACCATTGTGGCCTGGATACGGTCACCACCGCCTAGTCCTTTGCTTCCGCCATTGGCGGTTGTGATGGTATGCAGGCGATAACCTTTTGAAGCTTGTTTATTGATAACATCTTCTAATTCTGTAAGGTTTCCTGATCCAGTGCCGAAAAACTTTTCTTTCAAAGTTACCTGAAGGACAACGTAGTGTAGTCCATTTACTCCAGAAGCGGTAGAAAAACTACCTTTTTGTTTTACAGTATCAAAAAATCCCATGGGGGTTACTCCTTTTCGTCGTCTCTATCAGATAGTTTTTGAACTAAATCAAAAGCTATTTTTTTATCATAGTCATTTAAAGAAATATAGTTGATTAAAATATCTGCAAAATTTGTATTGTTCTCTTTATCAGCATTTATTAGTTCTTCAATTGTAAACATATACGATTGGCTATGATTAAGCAATCCTTTTCCAAAATTGTTATACTTTACAGGATTATTTATATGTTCTTCAACGTTTTTGTATGCTGAACTAAGTTCATTTATTTTTTCAATATCTATATCATTAAGTAATTTTTTAAATTCGTTACTTTGGATTATTTTTAAAATATTTTGTTCATCTTCGTGCCCTAATAAGTAAGCGACACTTACTCCGAAGTGATCAGCTAAAGCTGACCATATATTTTCATCTCTAGGTTTTCTAATTTCATTTTCGTAGTACATTAGTTGACTATCGGATACTGTTATATCGTATTCTTCTTTCAAAATGTTTTTGAGTTTATTTAAAGATATTTTTTCTTTCTCCCTCAGTTCTTTAAGTTTAATTTTCATGTGATATCACCTAATTCAAGTACTTTTTGAATTGATTATATCATAGTAAAAAAATATTATCTACAAAAAATTCTCAAAAAAAGAACAAAAATGCTTGACATTCTCAAAATAAGATTATATAATCAATTTGTTCTTGAAATGAGAATAAAAAAAGGGAAAGGAGAAAGAAAAATGCTTATCACACAAGAACAGGCGAAAGCATTAAGAAGGAAAAAAGCTGATTTGCAACTAAAAAATTATGAACTAGCTCTAGAAATTGGTGTAGCGTCTAGAACAGTTCCTAAAATTTTGAAGGGAGATTATAAAGCGCCCAAAAGAATATATGCTAGTGTTATGGAATGGCTTGCCAAAGACTATTAGAAAGGAGCGAACTAATCGCAATACTACTCTACATTTACAGATTTCTCATGTGGTGCTTTACCACTGGGGATTGATAAACAGATCTAGCTAAATATTCGCTAGTGTAATTTGCTTGCTACCTATAGCAGTATCAAGGGTTTGTAGGGGTTCATATTCTCCGATTTTACCCTACCTTAATGCTTTACCTTGGTACTGTTTTAGGTGGCAAGCACTGACAAAAGAAGAAAGGAGTGAACCAATGGAACTGGTTTACATGGACGGCAAGAAAGAGCCGTATACTACGAGCGAGATTATCGCTGAATGTGCTGAAGTACAGCACCATACTATTACACGCTTAGTCAGAGACAATAAAGCTGATTTTGAAGCGTTGGGAATACTTGGATTTAAAATCCATAAATTAGATAAGAGAGGGCAACCGAAAAAAATCTATCTTCTGAATGAGCAACAGGCAACCTTGCTGATCACTTATCTAAAGAATACCGAACCAGTACGGCAATTCAAAATGAACCTAGTCAAAGCATTCTTTGAAATGCGTGATGAACTTTCTAAACGCTATCTTCAAAGGGAACTGGAAAAGCCAAAGCGCAAGACCTTAACCGAAGCTATTCAAACATGGGAGAAAGCCCCCAAGCATGCCTATAGTACCCTTACAAACTTACTGCTAAAGGGAGCGACAGGGAAGAATAAAGCGCAACTCATGAAGGAGCGAGAAAGTAAGAACGGCATTGATGGCTTGACAAGTGCAGAACTGACAAACTATCAACGTTTGGAAGATATGGCAATAGCTATGATTAATTTGAATAGGGGATATTCAGAAATTAAGGAATTAATTTTTAAAGTATAGGAGTATAGAAAATGGAAAATGATTTTAAGACAGTTACAAATGCCAAGGGATTAGAAATTCCTAAGTATCCCAAGGATTTTAAAAAGCTAGTTGAGATGGACAGACAACTAGCCGAATATCTTTGTATGAACTACGAGTTATTGGACAGTGAGGACCTGGGCGCATTTCTTGAAACAGTGGAGCAGGGATTCAGCTGGATTCTGGATCTTATCGAAAGTAAAGACTTGCTTTATAGCCCCCAGACAGGGAAGAAAGCATGAAAAAAGGCAACAAAAAAAGTCACTTGCGGAGAGTTTGGCGACCGAAGCAAGCGACAAGATTCAGGGTATAGATATTTTTTCTATACCTTGATTATAGCATAATATAGCGGTTTCCGCTAGTACATTGAAAATAAAATAAGGTACGCTGGGAAGATTTTAAATTTTTTTCGGTTTAGGGGTTGACATTATGCCGTGCATAAGTATATAATAAAAGCACGGGCAAAAGTAAAGGAGTGATATAATGAGCCCAAGAACAGGAAGACCTATAAAGGGGAATGCTAAGCGTGATAAACGATTAGAGGTTAGACTGACGGCAGACGAATACAACGAAATTCAAGAAGTTGCTGACAGTTTGAATATTTCTAAAGCTGACACGATAGTTAAAGGCATTCAACTTTTAAAGTCACAAAAATAAAAGAAGCCTGCTACGTTCTCAACCGACCAAAGCGATAACGTAACAGACTCAGCCCCCACGAATGAGGTACGTAAATATCTTATCATGCGTACTCTTATTTGTCAAACACAGAAATAGAGTGCGCTTTTTGCGTACCCAAAAAATGAGGTATACAATGGGAAAACAACATCAAGCAGTAAAATTCAAGGATATTGCTGAAAAATTGTCCGAATTAGAGGGCAAAAATTTAGAAGAAATCGCTGGAGTATTAGGCTATCGCAACTTGGAGAGTTGCAGGGTCAACCTTTACAATCTGAGACAAAACAAGCGTCTAGGATTTGAAGTAGAAAAAGGGGTGTACTCCAAGTTCGCACTCTTGGACGATTCGGTAAAAGAGGAACTGGAAGACAAGGAATTGTCAGATCGTGGGCGCTATTTGAAGAGCGTAGACCGCTATAAGGCAATGCTAAACGCCTTTTCTATCGCCTTTGATAGCACAGTCAAGGCGGAAACAAGACAAAAAGCAGAACATGACGGCTTGAAAGCCTTGGACAGAATCCCAGATAAGCACTACGCCCTACTTTATGACATGATGGAGGGCTAGGATGGAAGCGAAAACACACTTTGCTAGATTCATGCGTCGAGGGATGGAGTTAGCAAGGCAATTACATAGTAAAGAAATTCAACGTGATGAATTTGATAGAGCCTGGAAAAGATTAGGCGATCAAATCGAAAACGAAACGAAGAAAAACTAAGAAAACCGAAGAGCAGGCAAGCAATTAGAAAAGGTTTTGAAAAACGAGTGCTGACACGGCGACTCTAAGCACTTGTTTAGCAAAAATGTGGGTGATTACCCACGAAACATCACTACAAGCGTTCGTCAACTTGGGGCAAACGCCCAGCGTTTGGAGTGGTGAAGAAACTGTATAGGAAACGATCATTAAAAAGCCATCGTGGCAGGTATAAAAAGATAGAAAAAGAGGTAAAAAACATGACAACAAAAAAAGCAACATCAAGCCAACAAGTTCTATTATCGGCTAAGAAACTAGCAGAATTAGGGAACGAATTAACCGACACCATGAATGTTTTAGAAATGAATAACCTAGCTCTTGAAGGGCTTGAGTTTGCACTACAGAAAGATACGACCACGTTCTTATGGCTTGCTAAAAAATACACTGATATAGCATACGCCCAGAATGAAAAGCTATACGATCGTCTAAATGAAATAGCCTTTTTGCTTTTGAACAATGACAACGCTAAAGAGCTGGAGGCATACCATGACTAAAGATATTAAAGAAATGGCACAAGCCGAAGACGACTTGCTGAATATGGAACAACCTAAACAAGCGGAATTTATCAAGAACTATAAGGCGAGGGCATAACATGAATGAACTAGATTTAAGTAATACACAGGCGCTTATTTTTACCGTGATTTTGATTGGACTTCTCATGTATCTGAACCACCGAGACCGCAAAAAGAGCGCTCAACTGGAGCGAGAAAACAGGAAACTAGGAGAAAGTCCTAGCGAAAGTTTAAGCCCTGACTATGGGAGATATATTCAGCTTGCAGGGGTTAAGCCGTGGAGGTGATGATATGTTTGAAAGGATGATTGAAGAAATTCAAATAAAAATATTAGAAGCCTTAGAACGTTACCTAAAAAGTCATGAGAAAATACCTCCCAGAATCATTGGACTGATTTCGGCAAAACGGGTACAGGAAGAGTTAGACATAAAATACTTGACCTTACAAAAATGGGAAAGAATGGGCTTGAAGCGTTATCAGCCTCCAGGAGACGATAGCAGAAAAGTTTATTATAAGGTGGACGAGATCCGTAAGTTTATGGGGGTGTGTGATGGCAAAGACTAAAATATATTTTTGGTTAAAAGTTGATAAGAAGTTTTTTGATAATCTTTTTATTAAACGACTGAAAAATATGCCTGGCGGTTATACCATGACAGTGATTTATATCCGTCTTATGTTGGAAAGTTTAGAAGATGATTGTATTTTGTACTATGAAGGATATTTTGATAGCTTGGTACAGGAATTAGCTTTAAAACTTGATGTTTCTGAAGATGATATAAATATGACGGTTGCATATTTTACAAAATGTGGACTGATTCAGATAGACGATGATGGACATGCTACATTATCGCAAGCAAAAGCCATGGTTGAGAGTGAAACAAACTGGTCTAAATATAAACGTGAACAGCGAAAACAAGCCCCAAATGTGGCAAGATTGGAAAATGTCCAAAATAGTTGGACAAATTCCAACTTGTGTCCAACAGAGATAGAGAAAGAGAATAGAGTTAATAGTAAGAGTAATAATTTATATTTAGATAATATATTGTCGGGAAATCCCGACTTCACTTTTCCTACTTGGCTTGAAGAAAACGCTAGAAAAGATTTAGAGAAAACAAAACATAAAGAACTTTGGATTCCTATTGCTTATTTGAATCAAGTAGCTAATAAGCGGTATAAATTTGTTGATAAGACAAAAAGGCTTTTACTAGCACGATTCAAAGAAGGCTATACACTTGAAGATTTTAAACAGGTGATAGATATTAAAACGGCAGAATGGAAGGATAGTCCTGAATTTTCTAAATATCTGAGACCTGAAACACTTTTCGGATCTAAGTTTGATGGTTATTTGAATCAAAAGCCTAAAAACATAAAAGGGAAGTCAGAAGATAACTTCCCAGACCTACCATTTTAGGAGTTGCAAGGATGAAGGAACAATTTAAAGAGTTCAATAATAGAAAAATATCAGATAAAGTTTGTGATATTCATCAGGTAAATTACTGGGAAATTTCTATACCTGTAGTAGGGAGTTCAGAAAGAAAAATACAACCATTTTGCCCGGAATGTGTGAAGGGAGATATTAAACAACAAGAGCAAGACCTATTACAGAGGTTTGAAGATAGACAAACGTATTTTAAAACTTATGATGTATTAATGCGTGATAGTACAATTCCTAAAGAGTTAAAGGGAGCGACATTTGATAATTTCTTTGTTAAGACTACAGAAGAAGGTCAGATGTTAGAGTTTGTAAAGGGGCAAGCCCAGAAGTACCTTGGAGGTATGACAGGAAATACTTTAATCAGCGGTAGCACAGGAATAGGAAAAAGTCATTTATCGCTTGCCCTGGCCAAAGAAATTAATGAGAGTTTCAGAGAGAAGAACGATCCTAAGAGTGTTTTATTTGTCAGCTTAACCGAGATTATCAAGCAGATAAAAGAAGGTTGGGCTTATGGAAGAAATGCAAACTTAACAGAGTATGAGGCAGTTAAAAAGCTAGTTGATGTTGATTTTCTAATCATCGATGACCTTGGGGCAAAAAATGGAACAATCACTCCTAAGAGTGACTGGGAACAGGATTTCTTGTTTGATATTATCAACAATCGAGAAACTACGATTTTCAACACGAACCTAGATAGTAGTGAACTACGGACGGTGTACAATGCTAGAAATTCAAGTAGAATTTTGAAAGGTTTAGAAGGGAACACTTTTAAGGCTTTCACAATCAAAGATAAGCGATACACGATTAACACAGTGAGAGGAGAGAAAGGTTAATAGATATGGATGAAATGAAATTTTCAACAGAAAAAGGCTTTATTGTCTACGAAAAATGTGGTATAATAGAGATAGAAAAAGTTCCAAGATTTGGAGAGATAACTTTAGTCTACTCAGATGGGAAATTTACTCATCTAGTCAAAAAAGAAACTAAAAAATAAGTCTATTGAGAACAACTCAGGGGCATACCGTAAGCATATAATGCTAGTGGTATGTCCCTTTTTGTTTGAATAGAAAGGAGGTGAAGAAGATGACGGTAGATACTTCATTAGGGTATGTGGTAGCTAGTAAGTTTTCTATTGATCCCAGAAAAAAGACAGAAAATATTTTCAAAATGTAAAAATGAAGATAGCAGTTTAGAAAGTGGGAACCATGAAATACTAGAAAAATATGCTGACGAAAACACAAAATCAACAGTTAGAAAAAATGATTTTAAAAGCTCGTAGAGTTCTAAAAGAAAAGCTAAGAGCTAAGAATTTTAGAAAAAATTATAAACAACGAGGAGCAATAAAGAGATAAAGGAGTATAAAATGGCTAAAAAATTTAGTTTGGTAGAAAAGTATGTAAGAAGTAGAGGAATGAGTATTGATGATGAAAAATCAAAAACAGGTTTAATATTATCACAAGATATAACAAGTATCTATGACGTTCCTGAAGAAGGGAAAGAATTAGTGGATCTTGTTAATGTGATTGAGCATACGGGTACTGGTGGAACATATGAAACTGTAGGTTTTGACGATGAACATCTATCAGAACTTGAATCAGAAGAGTTTAGAGATAGTAAAAGTGTAGAACTTAGAAAAAAACAGATTAGAACCAAGTTTGAACACAAGACATTTTCAGGCCGTATTGCCTTATCGTCTGAACAAGTTGATGATGGAGAATATAATATATCAGACTTCTTAAGTAACAAAATTACCCGTCTTTGTCGTAAAACACGTAATATTGAAATTGGAAAAATTCTAAAAGAAGCACCTGAAAAAAATGTTTCTAATTTTGACGAATTGAAAGATACAATAAATGATTTAAATCCTGAACGTCATAATACTCTTGTATTAAGTCAGTCACTATTTAAGTTTTTAGATAAAGAGAAATCTAGCGATGGAAATTATATTTTAAAAATTAACAAGAAGGAACGATACTCAGAAAACTTATACGTTGATGATGTTATTGTTGTATCTGATGAAGTACTAGGAGTAAAAGGCGATAAAGTTGCTTTCGTTGGGGATTTGTACAATTTCGCTACTTTATTTGAAAGAAATAAAAATAGCTTACGTTGGGTAAGTGAATCCGTTATTTATGGAATGAGTTTAATGCTTTATACCCGTTTCGTTGTGAAGAAAATTGAAACGGATTGCGCTTTCTTTATAAAATGGAATTAGGAGATAGTGAATGGATATTAGAGAAGTATTATCAACGTTAGAAAATCTTGATGATAAAAAAGATAAGATTGCAAAAGCAAGAACAAAGTTGGAAGAAAAAAGAAAAACAATTACTGGAGAGAAGAAGATTTCATTTGATAATATTGATTCTTTTCTTGAGGATAATGATACTTCTTTAGAACAAATTGCTAAAATGAGTGAATCAATCGATCTTTTAGAGAAAGAGTATGATACTAATTTCTGGGAGGCAAAGGCAGCGATATTTGAATATATCTTTAAAGAGACTAAACTAAGAGCTGAAGAAAAGAAAATCTATAAACGTTACCAGAAGAAACTTAGAATAATTTTAGATGCCTACGATGAAATTCAATCACTAAAGAAAGATGTAGAAGAAATACATAAAGGAGTAGTTGGAGAAATAACTCAGGAGCATTCTCTTGCAGTATATCGGACAGAAGTAAATCCAACAAGTATCCTTCCGTTCTTAAATCCTGATGTCAGTGGGCATATGAATTTTTCTAAGGAATATCGTGAGATTAAAGAGTATTTAGGTAAAGAGTAATTTATTAGAAACAAGGCTGGTTTGAATATCAAGAAATTGATAGCTATATCAAAAATGGCCTTGTTTTTAATTTCAGTAAATTAGTTTCACAAAATGAAGAAAGCATAAACTAAAACAGAGTATAGGCTTGGAAGCCATGTATATCAGTAAGTTACAGAATGGAGTGAGTTTCACAGAATGTAAGATAAGAGAAACTGGGGAATAAATTAGAGGGATACTTCTTTAAATTGTCATATTGAAGAGTTGTCAAACTTAAAACAATGATACCTGGTAAGTGGAGTGTTGAAAGGCTGTTAAGCTTTTTGTCAGTTTGACAGAATGTAAGATAAGAAAATTTTAAAATTGAAGTGGAGGTACTTGACTATGTATGAACTGAGTAACAGAGACCTGGACGGGATAGATATTGAGTTAGGGCGATATAGAACGATTGCTAATAAAATTTACTTGAGAAGACAAGAGTTGATACATAACAAGAAACATGGGAATGAAACGTATATTAGATCTCAGAGTAAGAAAGTTTCAAATCCTACTGAAGATACTATAATTAGAATTGAAGAAGATTTAACCTTAAGATATCTGGAAGGTTTTAAATTAATTGTAGATACCTTGATGGAAAACTTAATTGAAAGTGATCTAGTCATTTTTAAAATGAGATTTTTAGAAGCTGGTATGACCTGGGAAGACGTGGCAGAGAAACTAAATAAAACTACTCGTTATATAAATAGTCGAAGAAAAGTAATCGCTAAAAGATTTATAGAACTGAAAGGATATTGACTCCCCCCACGTTGAAAAAATTTTTTTGAATACTTTGGGAACCGGTGAAGGGAACTTTTTCCAAGTCGGAGACCTCCAGACAAAAAGGGGGTAAAAACCTACCAATTTATCAGAAAAAGATTAGTTTTGAAAAATGAAGAAATTTAGTAGAAGAAATTAAGCTTTTACCCTTGTAATTTAAAGTAGAAAGCGGATGACTTACTTTCTGAGATTCCAGAGGATGGCAGGAAGTGAAAACCATGTTACAATAGATGAAGAGGCTTGGAAACTTGTCTTACCTGATCAGTGGAATTTGAGCGGTGAGCATGAAAAAGCAATCCGTGAGGGATTGGAAATATTCGCCCACGACATCAATAGCATAGAGAACAAGCGAGCCAGAAAATACTTTATTATCCATTATTGTTACATGAGGAAGAAAACAGTAAGTGAATGTTTAGAAATTGCTGGGACAAAATCCACTAATTATCATAGATACAAACAGATAGCTGTCTTAAACTTTGCTAGAATCCACCAGAACGGAGAACTAGAAGCATATAAGTAGCCATCAGCTGAATAACTGGAGTCTAGGACGCCCCGTTTTAGGGCTTCATCATATAAAACTCCATGAATCAACTAGAAACCCTTAGAAATTAATCTAGGGGCTTTTAGATTTCTGAATATATAGGTTGGTAATATATGGTATAATGCTGATAGGTAATAAAAAAAGCACGTTTGACCGTGCTAGTTTCTTGCCTGCTGAACTCATCATATAGTATAGTGGCTCCTTTGTGGGGCTTTTTTTGTGAACATTTTTAGGAACTTTTAAAGAATTTAAAGAAAATATAAGGAAATATGATTTTAAAGAAAATCAGGAATATCAAGGCCTTTACTTACTAATGAAATATAAAAATCAAGCGGTAGCGGAATAACTCAAAATGTGATAAGATAGGGGTATGAATCTGAAAGTGAAACAAAAAATACCATTAAAAATCAAGCGCATGGGA